TATTGATTTATTTATTAATTTAATTTTTATAATCATATTGGTATATATCACCATTTTCTTTTTTTATTTCAGAAAACAAATATGTGTTAAATTCAGTACCATCGTTATTTTTTCTTTTTTGGTATTTTTGTTTTATTGTTAATTTTTTTATTGTTTCAACATCTACAATTCTTATTTTTTCTAATAAATTTTCTTCTTCATTCATATAAGCATAAAAATATATTTGTGATTTATTATCCATTATTTTATCTATTTCTGTTTTACCATTGTTTTTAGATCTACTTCTTATGGTTAAATCATTATAAACTTTAAATTTATTTTTTCTTATTCTTATAGATATTAAAATATCAATATTACAAACCATATCAAAACTTAATTTTGTGTCTTCCTCATCAGTACTTAATCTAAAATTAATATATTGTATTTTTGGTAAAGCTAATAAAATATGTTTTTTTATTTCTTTAAAAAATTTATTTTCTAAAAATCTAATATTATTCATTTATAAAATTATTGGCTGTAATAAACATTTCTTTATCTAATTCAATTCCTAAAGATTTAATATTTAAAATGTTACAAGCCTTTATAGTACTTCCAGAACCCATAAAAGGATCAACTACAAAATCACCTTCTAAAATAGATACTTCTAAAATTTGTTTTAATAATTCAACTGGCTTTTGTGTAGGATGTACCATTTTAGATGTATGTAATCTTGATACATTTAAAACATTTCCACGTCTATTATTTATTAATTTTTTGCCTTTAGTACAATATATAACTAATTCAGTTTGATTGCCCCAGTCATTTTCTAAATCACCAGAACCTTTATTGCCTTTATCCCAAACCAATGGTGTTTTAATTGTAAAATATTTTGATATAATTCTTTCAAAATCACTAAAAACATTCCAACTACAAAAAAAATATAAATGTGAATTATCAGCTGATTTCCTACTTAATACTTTACAAGTTTTTTCTAATAAATTAAACGCTTCATCTTTACCATCATTTAATAAACCACGTTTAGTAATAGCATCATCATACATTGATCTATTTGATTTATAAGATATACCATAAGGTGGGTCTGTTAATACAACATCAATACAGCCATCTTCTAAAGATTCTAATATTTGTAAACTATCACCATTTATTATGTTTTCACTAATTTTAGTTTCAATTCTATTTTCTATAACTTTAGATTTATATGCTTCTTTTTTTTCTTCTTTCTTAATTTCTTGATAAGCTGAATTAATACTTACTTCGCCTGTAGATAGTTTTGCTTTTACTTCTTCACTTGCTTCTGCTTGTATTTTTTTTACTTTGGCTATTGTATCGTGTGATACGTTAGCTACTTTTGAAAGTTCTTTTCTTGTATCGATAGCCTTTGCAGAAATCTGCAAACCCTCTTGTGATACTTTACCACCTTTAATTAAATTTTCTTTAGCCTTTTTACTAAACACTTCTTCTAGTTGTAATGCTAAAACACTTCTTTGGTAGTTGCTTAAATTTCTTCTACCAAATTGGTTTAAGATCATCCATTCTTTTACAGCTTCTTCATCTTGAAAATGCTTTGTTTCTGTTTGAATTTCTAAATCCCACTTTAAAGATATTTCATAACGGTTATGCCCATCTATAATAAAACCATTCCAAATAAGTATTTTTTCCCTAATACCTTCTGCTATACAATTATTTTCTAATTGTTTATATTCTTCTTTAGTTAAAGCTGGTATTAACTTTTTAAATTCTTCTTTTATTTTAATCATTTATTTATTAATGTTTTCTTTTGTAATCCATTTGCCCTGTAGGTCAATAACTGTATAATTGTGTTCAATTAATAATTCTATAGCTTTATTTATTTCTTTTGCTTGTTTTCTATAGTGATTAAAAATTTGATTTTCAAATGGGTGATGATCTTTTTCTTTATAAACTTTTTTATGATCGTTTTTTTCTGCGTAGATATTTTCAGCCATTGTTTTTAATTTTATTTATTAATTCTTCTTTTGAAGTTTTCTTTTTGAAAGAATCTGATTCATCTTCTCCAAAAACACCAAGTTCATAAAAACCAGTTAATTTTAATACAGCTCTTGACATTGCTCTTTTTTCTGCCATTTCAGCTACATACCAACTTTGACAATTACCTTCGTTATACGATGCTCCTTTTAAAGCAGAACCAAACGTAATAATCTTTTTATTGTTTTTAGTGGCTATTGCTTTAAATACTGAAAAGTTAGTTTCACATCTAATCACTTCATAGTCAATAGAGATTTGTTCTATTGCTTGAATCTTATCGATTCCTTGTCTTGTAATTATTGTGTAGTGTTGATGTTTAAAAAAGTCATCTTTAGATAACTCGTACTTGTGATAAAGTTCTGCTAATTTTTCTTTGTTTATAATCTCATTAAGTTATTATTGCGTTGTACTTCAAGTTTAGCTTTTAAACATTCGTTTTCTTGTTTAAGGAAATCATTTTCTTTATTCAAGTCTTTGATTTCTTGCTCCTTGTTTTTAATAAAGTTTTGGTAAAATCCTACCTGAACATAGTGTTGTTCGTAGGGTATGGTTCTGTCTTTTGTCATATATATAATTTTAAAATGAATTATAAATATAAACAATTTTTTTAATAAATAAGCAAAAAAAAAGGGTCAAAATGAATTAACCCCTTTTTATACAAGACAAATGTAACAGAACACTATAAATATAAAAATTAGTTTAACTCTTTTATTAACAAATTATAATGATTTATTAACTCGTGAATTTCTGGTGTTGAATATTTAGTTATTTGTTTTGCTTTTAAATAAAGTGATTCTGCACATCCAGCTCCGTATTCTAAATCTAAATTTTTGCCAAAAACAAATTGTTCTCCATACTTAAATACATTACATCCTGCACATTGTACTTGACAATTTATTTCATCCCAACGAGTAGAATAATATTTACGACTTTGAAAATGACCGCATTGTAATTTTTTCCAATTTTTTTTAACACCACAAGTAAAGCATTGAGCTATTTCGTTTTTAGCAAAACGTTGTCTAATATATAAACTAAATACTTTGTCAAGTTTTTTTATTAGTTTACTTCTTGTTAATTTTTTCATTTGAAGGTATAACGTTATTGCATTTATTACACAAGTAATAATAACCATTTTGATTACTACCTAAATATAGCATTTTGTATTTACATTTTCTACAATTCATAATAACTAAAAAGAAAGAAAAAGAAAAAGGAGAAAAAGAAAAACAAAGAAAAAAGCCTACAAAAAAGAAATAATTTAATTACCTGATCCAAGCAATGTCCAACTTTATTAGGTTTTGCAAGTGTGTGTCAAATATATAAAAATTTATTTACCTTGACCTTTATATTTCTTAAAATAGTTTTTAGAGCTTTTTAAGGCACTCATTTTACTTTTAGCGTGAATTCCTTTACGTTTCTTTGATTTGCTCTTATATGTGTTTATATTAATTCCTTTAGCCATTATTTTTTAAGAATCTTTGCTGTTTTTTCTATACCTCTTGATGTAAAGTAAAAACCTAAACTCATAATAACAATCTGACCAAGTAAATCTACATATTGATTTGCAATGTTAAACTCGCCTATATTACCATCACTTATAGCAAATAAAGTATAAAGTATTAAAGAAAATATTGTTTGTAATGGTCTAATATTTTTACTTAACCAACTATCTGATTGCATATCAGCAGCGTGTCTTGATGTTATTTCCTTTTCAAGATCAAGTTCTGCTTTTATAAATATCTCCTCCATCTCTTTTTCAAACTGTGCTTTCTCTACTTTACTAAAAGTATGCTTGTCTATAATACCAGATATTTTTTCTGCTATACTACCTCCAGCTCCTCCAAATAGTTTTGCTAAAATATTTTTCATAACTTATTTTTAATATAATTAGTGTTATTATTATTGTAAAAATGTTTAGATGACTTTCGCCACATAAACCAAAAAGATGTTTTATAAATTCCATAATTTAATTTTTCATTTTAACCTTACTTTCGTTTACTTCTAATCTTGATATGTCTTTCGATTCAGATTGAAACGAATTGTTTGAATTGTTAGAACTATTAGAACTGTTAGATTCGTAAGTCTTATGATTTGAATAAACGTTTGTGTTATATCTCCAGCCATTATAATAATAAGAATCGTAAAAATTACCGTAAGAAGGATATATTGTTTGATAGATATTAGGTCGTATTCTATTTATTGGTATTAGTAATGTATCTCCTTCGGAAGTAACTGCCAAAACGTGCTTTATAGTAGGTTGTGGTGTGTATGTTCCACACCCTGTTAGTATTAGTAAACATATAATTAATTTTTTCATTCTTTGGCTATAATGTTAACTGTTTCTTGTATTTGTTGTTTTGTTGCTTGTATTTTAAATGATAGGTCAGCTACATACTGCATTCTGATTTTACCATTTTTATCTATGATAGCAATTACTGGAACTACTGTTATGTTTTTTCTTATGTCTGCAGGTTGGTCTTTTAAATAACTAAATTTAATTACAGCATTTTTTATGCTTGATAAATCATAATTATTTTTATAATTCCATTTTGCATTAATTTGTAGAACAGTTGTTTCTTGTGCATTCAAAGAACACACCAATAATACAAAAAGAACATATAGTAAATGTTTCATCTTCTAAATACTTTATTTTCTAAATCTTTTATTGCTTCTTTATTTTCTTCAATATCCTCTTTCATATTTTCTGTTAGCTTATCAATTTGAATTACATTAGAACGTATTAATTCATCTTTTAATTGAAACTCCATACGTTGTACAAATTCATCTCCACTAAAGGAATCTATTTTGTTTTGTAAATCAGATATTTCCCCTTGTAATGTGAACCACATACTTGCAAGAGATACTGCACCTCCTACGATCATTGCAATAGTTTTTAAATCTAATTGTACGTTAGTATCTTCACTAATCTTTGTTGCCATTTATTTGTCTATTTGTTTGAGTTTATTTATTGCCCAGTTGATACCAGCAGAACCTCCCCAAGCATCCCACATAAGACCCCCACATCCTTCTGAATAAGGAAC